ACAAGTAGGGCTGGGCGCGCATCCTCGACGTTCCAGTCTCCAAATAGCCGCCGTAGCCCGATTGCGTGAACAGCGAGGCCTCGACGCCTTTGTCGCTGGCGGTGACGGTGACGTCGATCGAGCGCCGGTTGTGCCCGGTGCCGCCGACCGGACGGCCGCCCAGCTTGCCCTTCGCCTTCAGTTCCTCGTTGATCAGCAAGCCTTCCTCGGTGACGGGCGAGGCCTCGACCGCGGCGGGCTTGATGTCCAGCTCGAAGACGTCCTGAGTGACTGTACTGATGATCTCCTCGAGCTGGAGCCGCGCTTGCGGAATGCGCGAGATGAATTGGAAGACCTGGCCGGCCATGGGTTAGTTCTTTAGTGCTTCGAGAGCCGCGTCGATGAGGGTGAAGAAAATCTGCTTTAGGTCAACGGTTGACTTCGGGTCGTTGATGGCTTCGCGCAAGGCGACGAGCTTGGCGATGTGCTCGCGCTTGGCGTCGTCCGCCATTCAGTTCACAAACTTCCAGTAGAAGCTGTTGTCGTCGCGGTGCCAGAAGATCGCGCGTTGCGGCCGGACTGCGCTGTGATCGTGCATCTCGAAGCTCCAGTCGAACAGAGCGTCGATCTCTTCTGGCGCAAGCCGCTCCGATTTGCTCGATCCGAACAGCACCACGCAGGGCTGCATATCACGGCTCCAGCACCGTCGCTGCGATCTCTAAGTGGTGATCCATCAGCCCAGGATTGTTCACGTTGGTGATGTTGTAGAGCACGGCGCCGGCCAGGGGATCGTTTGGGTCTTTGTAGTCCGCGCTGGCTCGGACTTCCGCCGGGCTCAGGATTTGCAGGTAGTGATGGATGTTCAGCGGGATCGCGGGATTGTCCACCTTCAGCGGCCGCATGAAGATCAAATACGTCGCGATGCCGAAGGACGTCTCTGACGTCGGCGCCGGCGGGACGTTCAATTCTTTTCCACCTTCCGGCCGCACGAAGCAGGGAACGTCGTGAGCCAGTTCGAAAAATTCCGTGATGGGCTGTCCGCCGGCATCGACCTGTCCCGTTGCGCCTTGCTTGTAGACGGCCGCGCGGCACACCATCATCCCGTCGAACATGGCATCCGCCCACGCGATCGAGGGCGGGAGTGTGGCAAAGGAGCCCATCTACGCGCTCCGCACCTGTGCAGCGCTGATTCTGCGCTGGATGAGTGCATGGCTGATCACGCGACGGAAGAACTGGTTGCGTTGCCGATTGCGCCGCGGCGCTGTGCGGGCAGACTTATCCTCGCGAAACTTGTTCTCCTGCCAGATCGCGAACTGCCCCTCGTGAACCGGATCCACTTCCTCGTGCCCGGCTTCCTTGCGGCAGCGGTCGCCCTGGTTGTGAGCTTTGCACTTCATATTTCGTTCCTCAACACCCAGTTGCGGATGATCTCCAGCTCGTTGAAGCCCGACAGATTCTCTTCCGCGATCGCAAACGCCGGCGTGTCGATGTAGAGCTGATAGAAGCGATCGGCTTGCTGCTGCAGGTAGCCCACCTGCGTGCGGCCGGCGGACGTCTGGAAGCCTCCGATCGAGACTTCCTGCACCGGCACCGAGCCGTACTTCACGACCAGCGAATTCGACGCCAGCGAAGCCGCGAGAAACAGCGCGGAATCGACCGGATCGCCGTCGCCGGTGTAGCCGGCGGAGTCCAGAAAGATCTGCAGATCGGAGTCCTGGAATTCGGTCGCGTTCTGATCGTTGATCAGCAGGCGCAGCGCGGTGACGCCGGGTGTGGGCATAAGTTGTCAGCAAAAATGGCGAAGCAAAAGTTCCGGGGCGGCGAGGTCGCCTTTCCATCTCCGCCCCGGTTGCAATCCAGCCGGTTAGCTGGTCGCTGCTTGTGCGTACGCCATGCGGGGATCAACCGGCGTTCCGCCCAGCACATGCCGCACGCGCCAGCGGAGCGTATCCGACTCGAAGTCGCCGTCCATCGGCGAGCCCATGCCGCCCTGCACGCTCGACTTGTTGGGCGCCTTCATCACGACTTCCGGAGCCTCGTGGCCAGCCAGGAAGTTCATCTGGGCCGCGGTGCCGTTCGAGACGTCGGCGATCACGTACCAGGTGGTGTCTCCGTGGGTGGTATCGACCAGCGGCAGGAAGCTGTTGACGTGGATGGTGATGTTCAGCTGCGCCACCACGTTCGCCGAGGTTTGGCGTGCGGCTGCGTTGCCGACGCCGGTCGCGATCAGAGCTGCCGGGCTGACAGCTTCCAATGCCGCTTTCTGCTTCTTCGGCGGCACGACGACGTGGAAGCCATCGACCACGATCGGATAGCCATCGGAGTCGAGCTGGTTTTGCATGGCGTTGATGGTCGCGAACAGGTTATCCGCGCTCAACACCTGCGTGTCCTTGTTGTCGATAGTCGCGCCGTCGATCGGGTGCGTCAGCGCGGTTCCGAACAGCGAAGTGTTCGGGCCGGACGACTGCGCCAGGAGCTTGGTCGCGAGCAGCATTTCGGTGCGGGCCGCGGCATTCGCCAGACGCATCGCTGTGTCGGTGAAGGCTCCCAGATCGTCGTTGATGATGTCTTCCCAGCTGAGGCCGAACTGCGCGCCGTACTTGGTGAGCACGTTCGGGATCTTGCCGTCGCCCAGTTCGCGGTTCTGGTACTCGCCGCGCTCTTTCACGGCGTTCAGCGTGGACTGCAGGCCGTACACGCCGATGATGTTGGCGGTGCGGAAGTCTCGCTGGCTGCCGACTTTGATGTACTGGCGCCAGTCGAGCTTCTGGATCTGGTACATCTGGAGCAGCTGGCGGTCCAGGATGTAGTTGAACAGGGCGGGGAAGTCGGAGGTGGTTTCCGCTTCCTTCATCAGGGCCGTGCGGACGTGGGATTTGTATCCCTTGTGGTTGTCGATCAGGTCGAGGATGTTCGTGACCTTCTCTTCGAACGTGCTGCCCAGAAACGTCGGTCCTGCGTTGTAGTGGCTGGCCAGCTCGCGAGCGTTGGGCTCCAGTGACAGCCCATTTTCCTTCCAAGCCTCCAAGAGGTCTCTCATGGTGTGTCTCTCCTTAGCCGGCCAAGGCCGGGGTGAATTAAAAATCGGACGACTGCAAAACTCGGGTGAAGCGCAGAAAAAGGGCGGCGCTCTCGATGCGGTGAGGGCGCCGCCTTCTCTGGTGGAGCAACTTGCTTAAACTTCAGACAAAACTGGTCCGTTGATCTCGCGCACGTACCAGAGTCCGCCGATCGCTTCGAGCGTGACCGAATCGCCCACGTGAGCAAAAGTCAGCGTGTCGCCCAGCGCGTTCGCGTTCGCGATCTTGTTGGCCGCCGTGGTGACGGTGTGCGCGTGTGCGGTGACGGCCACGATGAAGATCTGCTTGCCGTCGTCTGCCGGCGTCGCCGGAGTCGCCAGCGTCATCGCCAGCGCTCCGCCGGAACCGAGTGAGACCGTTCCGCTGGCCACTGCGATCGCGCCATTCGCTACGGCGGCTGTGACGCCGTCCGTTGCTGGGCCCGATTGCGTGAGTGCAGCCACGCCCACCGCCTGCACGATCAGCACGCGGATGGTTGCGGTTGCGCCCGAAGTGACGGCATCCAAAGCAACGCCGAACGGAACCGCCGTCGCGTCTTTCGAGACGACCGCTGTCGAGGCGTTGATGAAGAGCTGATCGCCGACGGCGACGGCATCGTTGACCGCGCCGGCATGCTTCGCGAGCACGGAAAGGTTGTAGATGCCGCGGCGCGAGAGCACCACGGAACCGCCAACCGAGCCGTCCTGATTGGCAACGCCGACCAGGACCGCGCCGGCGATGCAGGGATCGCCGGATTTCGGCGGATTGTTCGGAGCGACGATCGACGCCACCGGGATGGTGACGTTGTCGCCGAAGCTGTCGAATACCTTCATGGGTTTCTCCTGAGTTGAATTTCAGCCGGAGCTACCCGGGTTAGGACCCAACGGCCGCGTTGGTCTGGCCGAACAGCTTCACGCGGATGGTGTGCGTGCCGCTGGCCACGGCATCGAGCGCGATACCGAAGGGCACAACGCCGCCATCGACATCGTCTGAGACCACGGCTGTGGTCTTGTTGACGTAGAGCGTGTCGCCCACGGCGATCGCGCCGTCGATCGAGGTCACGGGCACGTTGTAGACGCCGCGGGTGGAGACCACGACGGAGCCGCCCACTGCGCCATCAGCGTTCGCCACGCCGGCGATGCGGCCGGTGACGCAAACGTCTCCCGACTTCGGAGGGGAATTGGGCGCGACGATCGAAGAGACCGCGATGGTCAGGTTGTCGCCAAAACTGTCGAATACTTTCATTGGAATTGCCTCTGCCGGATGTGCCGGCACGGAACTATCCCGCTGCGGCCCGCCGTGCCTCCGCAGTCAGGATTTGAAACGTGAGCTGTTCGGGAACTTCTAGGCCGTGGCTGTCTTTGGAGCGAAGCGCTTGAAAGCCTCGTCCATGCTCTTCTTCGCGTCCTTGTTGTCGTCCGAGCGGTTGTTGGACTCGCCCATGTGCGTGACCTGGGTTTTGCCGCCGAGCGACTTGATGTATTCGCGCTCCCCGTCGATGGCTTCCTTGAAGCCTTCCTCGGAGACCGCCTCTTTGAACTTCTCGATGAGGCGCTTCTGCGCGGGTTCGGGCAGTTTCGATTCCTTGAGCATCTCGGTCAGTTTGGCTGAGGCCGCGGCTTTCTTGGTTGCGGTTTCGGCCGCGGCGATCTTCGCATCGCTTTCCTGGATCTTGGTCTTCAGCGCTGCGTTCTCGGTCTTGAGGGCCTGGATTTCCTGCTCGGTCATGGTCTGCTCCTTGAAATGGGATTCGATGAGTTGCACTAGATCGGGTCTTCGTGTCCGCAACTCTGCCTCTGACACGAGGTCCAAGTCATCCTGCTCGGAATACTGCGAGCGGTCGCTTTCGATGGCTTCCACCTGGCCGCCAGCTCCGGCGTAAGTCACAAAGTCCACACTGCGGGCGCGCATCAGCGATTCGACGATGTTGGTCTTCACGCCCTGGACTTCGCCAGGCGCGGACTCGCCGATCGCGCGGATCGAGACGCCCATCTCGCCCAGTAGTCCCTGGTTGGCCAGCTCGCCGAGCTTGGCTTTGAACTGCGGATCGATCACCGCGGCTTGCGCTCTCACGCGGCCGTCCGATTCAGCCCAGACTTTCTTCACCGATGCCACCCAGTTGTTGACGCTGCCTTCCGGGCGCGTCCTGGATTCGGCTTCGGTCTGGTGATCGGCGAACATCTTGGCGCCTTCGAAGATCTTGTGATCGCGCCTCAGGACGGAAGGCGGGTAATAGCGCTCTTTGCTCTTGTTGAGGCCTGGCCGGATCACGGTCAGCGTCAGCGTGCCTGTTTTGGCGTCGTAGGCGGCTTCCTGCATGGGATCGAGCGCGCCGACCAGGGCGCGGGTCGCTTTGCCGCTGGGCTTGAAGCCGTCATCGGACTCGGCCGCGTAAACCTGCGACAGCTGGTCGCTGGCGCCGAGATCCATGTGGTTCTTGACCAGGTCGGTGTGGGAGATGGTCTTCATGCCGCCTTTGCCGATCGGGCCGTGCAGAGTGGCCGATCCGTTGTCATCGACCGAGGCCACTTTGTAGATGTTCGGGCCATAGGTGTCGCTCGAGCGCACAGACTTGCCGACCATGGTCTTCGCCGCGGCCGTGTCGGCTGCATTGGCTTCCTGGTAGCTGTCTTTCCAGTCGTCTGGCAGGGAAGCGGTGGCGCCGAGAGCTGCTGCGCGTTTCTTGATGTGGGCTTTCACCGCGGCCGGATTCTTGGCGCGGCCGATCGCCTGGATGGCGTTCTCGAGGTCGGATTTGTTCTCGATAGGGTAGCTGCCGTCCGGCATGGCGGATCCGCTCTTGGCGGCTTTGTCGCGCTGCGCTTGGGTGAAATCGCGCTCCCAGTATTCGGTCTTCATCTTGGTCTCCTTGTCGAAGTCGGATAGCCGATCCGGTCGAGAAAATCTACGACCGCGCCGCCGCTCTTCGCCTTCTTCAGTTCGCCTTGCGCCATACTCGACGCGGCGATGGTCAATTCCTCGGTGCCTGCCTTCAGCCGAATCACAACCGCTTCGCCACGGCACCAGCGCTCCAGTTCAGGAACTCCGATCATGACTTTGGCCTTCATCGCGTCACACAGCCCGAGCTGTAGAGCGCCAGCAGCACCAGCGCCAGCAGAAACAGCACATACGGATCGAGCGGCGAAGGATTGAAAAGCGAGGTCACTTGTAGAGAACCGTCACGCCGGTTGCGGCCGTGCCGCATGCGCTCGCGCCGCCGACCGCGCTCGCCGATCCGACCGCGATGCCGCTGACAAAGGGCCCGATGGGCGGATTAAAGGTAAGCAACTGCGAGCCGCTCGAAGCCATGGGCAGGCTCACGACGACGCCCGTGCCCAGAGTTCCATTGCCGGAGTTGTCGATCAGCTCTAGCCAGCAGCCAGCCACTGCGCCGTTCAGGAAGAAGACGCCGTACACGTTGCCGGCGCTCGCCTTGACGTTCACTGCGGTCGTGACGGCCGACTTGCTTCCCGCCGTCAGTCCCAGATTCGGATCGGCCGAGGCCGTGACCTTCACGGTCTGGCTGTAGGCGACCACTGCGATCGCGCTCAGCAGCAGCAGCCAGATGGCAAGTTTCTTCTTGTTGCCCATGATTCGAAGTCCTTTCATTGCTGCACGTAGGTGATCGCGTAGCGCTGGACCGGCGAAGTGCCGGTGTCGAGGTAGCAAATCTCCGAGCCGCCAGGCGCGACGAAGACCGGAACCTGAAACGGGTACACGGTGTTTGCCGTGGTCGTCCAGGCGCCGATGAACACGGTTGTGCCCACCGCGCAGGCCGTCCCGGTGCCGTACTCGAGTGAAAACGTGGGCGTCGTGCCGCTGACGCCGACAACGATCAGGGAGCAGATATAAACCTTGGCCGTTCCGGAGGCTGCAACGATCTGGACCGCAGAAGTCCCGGACGTCGAGCCGGCCGCAGAAACCAGGGTCGCGGTCGGATCGGAGCAAGGATTCTTCCCGGCCGCGGACGAGGCGACCTGCGCCTGCAGCGAGCAGGCCAAGAGCACGAGCGCCGCGGCGATTCCCAGCCTGGTGACAATTAGCTTCATTGCACGCCGTTAATTTGCAGGTTGATCGCGCTGCCCGTGCCGGCGATCGCAGTGATGCCACTGGTGAAGGTCACCCCGTCGATCGGGATCTTCACGTTCGAGTTCGCCGGGATCGAGAAGTCGGCGTTGCCGCCCAGCCAGATCACCGGCGTGCCCTGTTTGTCCGCCAGGCGAAGAGTAACCGCCGAGTTGGTGATGTTGTTGGCGTAGGCCGAGGTGACACAGGTGGTCGTCGAGGTGACGGTGGTCCCAGTTGAGGTCGCAACCTGGGCAGTCGTATTCGAGAAATTCGTCGATTGGGTACATGCAGAAGGCAGGATGCGGACGAAGCCGATGTTGGCGGTCCCTGCGGGCAGGGCGTTCACTGAAACGGTACCGGAAACGGGCTGTGTAGCTTGCCAGAAAGTACCGGAGACTGGCTGCGTCGCTTGCCAAAACGTTCCGCTGACGGGTTGCGTGACTCCGCTGCCGTCCACCTTGACAGCGCCCGCGGCGGACACGGTGGCGACGTAGGTGCCGCCCGAATCCACCAGCTTGGTCTTCTGCGTTCCGCCGGTCAGCGTGGCATCGAGCGCCAGGCCGTTGGTCGTTCCAATGTTCGCGGTGACGGTCGAGCCAGGTCCGCCCGATTGCTGCAACTGGGCATAGATCGCCGGCCCGCCGACCATTCCTAACAACAGACATCCGAGCACGAACCACTTCTGTGTGTTGGTCATGGTTTCACCTCAAAAAGTAGAGACTGAGCGGACTGGAAGATTTGACCCAAGTCACGCTTCCACCCTTGAACCAGCGCGAGCCGCTGCCGCAATGCGGTGAACTCACCACAAAGCTCTCGCCGGCGGCGAAGTTCCTGCTGGTGTCGGCGTTCTGTGGATCGGAGCACTTTTGCCAGGTTGGGCCGTCCTGATCGGAAATCGCGTAATAGTTGCAGTCGATCGGCGCGAGGATCGCTTCCCAGTTGCCCGTGCCTTCGGTCTTGCCGTGGGCTTCGCAGTCCATGTCAGGCTGCAGCGTCGTCCGGCGCTCGAGCTCCGGTCACCGCACAGCGGCAATTCGGATGTGCCGGCGGCGCAGAGTCTCCGCTGGGAAAATCTTCATCAATGGGAATCGGGCTCGCGTCTTCGTTCTCACTGCACTCATCGCAGATGTTTCCCGGCGACGTGATCCACTGCTTGTACTCAACGCCCAGCCGATCAAGCTTGCGCATGGTGGCTTCGGAAAAAGCGGCGTTCATCTCGGTCGCGGCGATCGTCCTCGAACGCGAAACCGTCATGTCTTCGAGCGTCGAGCGCAGCAGCGATGCTGTGCCGTTCACGCCGAGGGAGTCTTCGATGCCTTGTTCGATGACGTCGGCGATGAGTTCCTGCGTCGTCGCGTTGATGCCGTCGATCTGCTCTCCCGCGTGCACTGAGGCCCACAGCGCGGCTTCTTCGCCGGTCAGCATGGGCGCAGGATCACCGAAGTCGGGCGGGTCGGGAAATGTGGGATCGGTCGGATCGCCGTCGGCTTCCGCGAAGTGATGATTCTTGTCCGCTTTCATCATGCCGTCGGTGAGTGCAGCTTCGAGGGTCTGCGTCAACAGCGGCGTGAGCGTGCGCAATGTGTTGTGCAGTCGCATCTCGACCGCTTGCCGGGCCAGATTCTTCTCATGCGTCGCGACCAGCGTTTCGAGTTTCAAGCCCGCGACGCGGCGGCCGAGGATCTGGAAATAGTTCTGCAATGCGTGGCGGAAATCTCTCTCTGCGTTCTTCCCGGAGACGCCTAGGATGCCGGGGCGCTTCAGTTTCTCGATGAGAGTGGCGATCATGCGGCTTCGACGGCTCCCGCCAGGCGATTGATTCCCTGGGTGAATTCCTTCACGCTCTCGGCGAACTGCCGGATGGATTCTTCGGTCACTGCCGGCGGCGCCGCGGGCGGTGGTACTACGGGCGGTACTACTGGCGGCTTGGCGTCGATCTCGGCGCGTTTCTCTTCGGCTGCGTCCATGACTTCTGAAATGTCCGAGACGTTCATCGACGTGAGCAACAGTCGCAGGACTTGCGGCAGCTTCATCTCGGGGAACAGCGGCGCGACTTGCGCGACAAACTGCCCGAGCTTCTGCAGGTCATCGGAAAGGATTGGAGGCAGATCGATCGCAACCTGCGCCGGCTCGTCATCCGGTTGCTCGTCGAGCGCGATCGAGAAGATGTCGCGGTAGGAGTCCTGCCACATCTGCTGGTACGCCTGAAATTGCTTCAGCATCGGCAGTTCCATCGCCGTGGCCGTGGCCAGGTTGCCGGTCGAGGGATCGCCGAAATAATGCAGCATGATGCCGGTCGCGGCGCAGACTATCAGCTTCAACTGGTTGGAGTCTTCTTTGGAATCGCCCGCTCCGGTCGCGCGCGGCATCGGGATCATGTCCGCGCCCTGGTTGCCGATGTAGGTGGCGCCAGGCGCCGGCGGAGGATTCTTTTCCGGGGCGCCGGTGAAGCCGGTCGTCGAAAGGCTGGACTGAATCTTCTTCTGGACGGCGTTGACGACGTTCTGCCCGCCCTTGGTGGTGAGCTTCCAGGCGAACTTCGCCAGGGCTTGCGTGATGGCGACGCGCGCTTCCATGAAGCGGCGATGCTCGCGGGTCCAGCCGAGGCAGGCGGTCAGCAGTCCATTGCCGCGCTTGCCGATCGCGTCGAAGGCGATGTGGTAGATCTTCGGGGCGTCCGCGGTCCAGACGATCTTCGATTTCGTTTCCGGGTCTCGCGCCTGGTCCAGTTCGTCCTGCTCCGCGGCCCAGTCGGGATAGTAGAACGTTGCGCCCTTGGCGTCTTTGCGCTTGTAGCCGAGGATGCACTCTTCGTCGTCTTCCGCGGTGATGATCTCGTGCACCTGCAGCGGATCCAGGTAGCGCATCAGCGTGTTGTCGCTGCCCGAGGTGGAGTCAAAGAAGGCGAGGAAGAGATCGCCGTCGATCAGAAGTTTGTGCGAGCTGCGGCGCTGGCCGAGAGCTGAGGTCAATCTGCGGTTGCGCCGGTCTTTCATGAACTGGTCGAGCTGCTTCTGCACGGCCGCGTCTTCGCAGTGGTAAGAAAGTCCCGAGCCCAGTGAGTAATCCGTCCAGAGACGAACCGCCTGCTTGGCCAGCGGGTCCGCGGTCCAGTACATGCGCGATTGCGCGATCTTGATGTTGCGGGTGGCCGGGTCGAGTTCCTTGAACGTCCTGGCGTTGGGCGTGAGCCAGCCGCGGTCGTCCAGGGCGAGTTCGATGTCGGCCCGGGTAAAAGATTCCTGCTCGAGCTCCGAGCGGATCTCCGGGATCGCGAACAGAGCCTCGACGATCTGGCTCGAGGTGACGAGCGGCTGCTTCGCGGACTCGGTGACCGCTTGCTTTCTGTCTTTGCGCTTCATTGCAGGGTTCGTCGGCGCTTCACTTCGCAGAAGTCCGCCCACATCTCGTCGTACTCTTCGCGGCTGAGATCAGGACTCAGGATGCGAGCCACGTCCCACCACTCATCCTTGCTGAATTCGTTGAGTTGGACGGCGGGCTCAGCTGTCATAGGAAACTGTTGCGGAAATCGAAGTCGTCCAGCTCGGGATCGATCGCCACTTCTTCTTCGTGCGTGATCACGCTGACTTCTTCTTCGCCTTCACTTAACGCCCAGAGCGCCCAGACCAGCGCGTCCATGCGATCCGGCGACTCTTCCGCTGTGAGCGGGTTGTAGTCGCACATCTGGTCTTCGAGATCGCCGAAGGCGCCGACGTGGTGAACGCGATGCTGTTCATAGAGAGCCGCAATCGGCTCCGCACGCGTGAGCTTGCCGCGCGAGGCGTGCACTGCTCGATACGCGAATTCCAGAGACTTGGTGCGCAGAACCGCTTCGACCAGGTCGCCGCCATTGTTGACTTCGGCGATGATGCGATCGGCCTTGTGCGCTTTGTAGGCTCCGACCACCGTCTCGGCCCACTGATCCGGGGATCCCTGCAGGCTGAGATCGTCGAAGACGTAAAAGTGCGGCGGATATTCCTGCCCGTTCGGAGCTGGTCCCATGCCGGCGGCGACAATTCCCGTCAGCGCCGATTCTTTCTTCGAGGTGACGGCCGGATCGACTCCGATCACGATCCGCAGAAGCGGCGGCATGATCTTGACGCGGTCCTCGTCGATCGCCGCTCGTTTCCACAGCGCACCCGGATTGTCTTCGAGCAGCTCCGCATTCAGTTCCTGGCGGCCGAGCCGAGTCCCCTCGTACTTGGTGATCATCTTGTCGAAGAACTTCTTCGCAAGATTGGAGCGGTTTTCGTAGGTCGAACCCGAAGTGACAACCGTAGCAGGATCGGCCACTAAAGCTCGCAGGAGCTTGGTAGGTTTGGGCGTGGTTGTGATGACGGCCTGCGGATTGTCGCCAAGGCGCAAACTGAAGTCCAACTGCTCCCACGCTTCGTCGGGATATTTCCATGCCGCCAGCTCGTCGCACCAAAACTTCATGCACTGCGGGCCGCGCATGCTCTCCGGATCTTCCGCGCTCAAAAGAATGGACACGGCTCCGTTGGGCCAGGTGAGACGGCGCTTCGATGGTTGATAGTCTGGGCGTTCGTCTTTCCTGCACACTTCGAGAATTGCCGAGTTCGCGCCCATCCCCTTGACCATCACGTCGCGCACGTCCGCGACCGTTGGCCCAAGCAGATTTACGATGGGATAATCTTTGATCCATATGCGGACCTGCTCGGCTCCGATGCGAGTCTTTCCGAAGCCTCGGCCAGCCATGACCAGCCAGTTCGTCCAATCTCCCGCAGGCGCGAGCTGATTCGGCCGAGCCCAGAATCCCCAGTCGTGCAGGAGTGCTTCGGCTTCAGCGTCGCTGAGTTTCGCGATCCGCCTGGCGCGCTCTGTTTTCGGCAGCTCACGAAACTTCTCAGCCAGCGAGCGCAGCGATGAGCTTGTCGCGGGCGCTTTCGACATTCACGTTGAACTTTTCTCCCGGCGCGGAGTTCCCGACACGGATCTGCTGCACAGGCTTGCCGTACTTGCGATCGAGAAGCTTGTTGAACTGGTCATACGAGGCGCTGGTCGCGAGGAAGTGCATCGCGAGGTCCTCGTCGCTTTTGACCTTGCGGATGTCGGCATAGTCCTGCCAGCCAGGTTTGCCAATTCGGGCGAGTACTCGAGTAGCGAAGTTCTTGTCCCCGTCGGCGATGGCCTCGGGTTTGATTTTCTTGCGTCCGGCACCAGGCCGAAACCCGCCTTTGCGTTTGTTTTCAATCGGTTGCGTCACGGCGATTGATTTCGTCTCAGAAAATCAAAAGAATCAAAGGGCCTCAGCGGGCCAGAGCGCGTGCGACCGCGGCGCTCGCCTTGCCGTCATCGACCTTCAGGTAGGCACCGGTCGAGGAAATCGACTTGTGGCCGAGGTACTGCCTCACGTTCTCAATTCCAGCTTCCTCAATGGTTTGCATCGCGATCGAGTGCTTGAGCACGTGCGGATGTGCCAGGTGCGCCGGGATCTTCGCCGTCTTCGCGTGGCGCTGGACGGCTCGCCAGAAGGTGATTCGGCTGGCTTTGAAAAGCCTTTGATTTCGGGGTGTTTTCAACGCCAAATCAATCAGCGGTTCGCGCTCAGAAAGAAGGGGGTCAGGATCAGAAACCAGAGCCTGAGTTGTGCGCAGACTCCCCTTGAGGCGCTCCACGGTGAGGAACCCGTCGCGGATGTCTTCAGGTCGGACGCCAGGATGGAAGCGTCGTGTTTTCTTCTTGTTGACGGTCTTCTCAACCCAACCACCACAGACCTCCGTGGCTCGCAGCCCGTGCGAAAAGGCAACCAGGATCATCAGCCAGTCGCGCTCGGAATGCTTCCGCGCGGCGGCCAGAAGTGCCTTCAATTGTGCCTTTGAAAGGTGCTCCACAATCAAAAAAGAATCAAAGAATGAAACAGAACCGCATTTTGTTTCACCCGCCCTAGTGCTGCGCCACCAGCTGTTCGCAGGCCTTGTCGCAGGTGAGCGCGATCCGCTTGCAGCTCGGCGGCTCGGCCTGGTCGCAGCCGACCATCTTGGCCGAGGGATGGCACTCGACGCCCACCATGAAAGTCAGTCCGCCTGGAGCTCCCGGACGTCGGGCGCAGCCGCAGAGGATGACGCACCAGAGGATCAGGAAGGCTCTCATGCGGCCTTCTGCCCCACCAGACCTAATTCCTGCAGACCGATCTGAAAGAGTTCGCAGTTCCACCAGACGGCCAGCTTTGTGCGGGTTGAATAGTCAGCATGTGGCACTCCGAGCTTTCGGTACACGCTCGAAAGGTGATTCTTGATTGTGCCGAGGTTCTTCCGCGTTTCTTCTGCGATGCCCGTCGCACCGTAGCCCGTTCCCATGAGCGACGCGATCCGCAGTTCTTCCGGAGTTAGCGCCTTGGGCAACTCGTGCCCGCAATGTGGACAGTAGGTCATGCGGCCTTGGGGACCTCGCGATCGGACCGACGGCGGCGAGCTGGGACGCGGATCGGCGTGACCGCGGCGCGCTCAAGGAATTCAAAAAGCTTGAGGAAAGTCAGGTATCGCGCGTAGCGATCGAGATCGAGCTGGAATTGAGGACGGGTCTTCATGCCTGGACTCGCTGCTCGGCCGGCGCCAGGTGCGACAGCCAGAATCCGGCCGCGTCGATCACATAGTCCTGGTCGGCGGTCTGGCGGGCCTGGCGCAACACTTCGAGCGTATTCTGATGCTCGGTGCCTTGGTCGCGCCAGCCATCGCGGGCGCGCTTCGATCGTTCGATTTTCGGGTCTCTCATTTCAGCAGCGGCCGCAACAGATACTTCACGATCTCCCCGATGACCGGGCTCACCACCAGCGACATGATCCACACGGTGATCTTCAGCCGGGCGTTCGAGCGTTCCAGTTCGAAATTCTTGTCGAAGGCCTTGATCACGTCGAGCGCGAGCTGGGCGCGATCGAGCGAGAGGTAGCGCTTCAGCCAGGCTTCCGGGAGTCCGCGGGGATTCTCGTAGTCGGGCGGGATCTCCGGCGTCTTCGCGCCGCTCTTTTGCAGGACCTCATCTACCATGCGCACGCACCACTCGAAAAAACTCTCGCCCTCAAGCTGCGGCAACTCAATGCGTATCCGACCGCACGGTGTGGTCCGCGATCAGCTTGGCAACTTTGCGCATCGCATCTTTCGACTGGGTGATGCGGCGATCTTTGATTTTCTCTTCCTTGGCCATCAGCGCCAGGTCGAGGGCTCCCATCGCTTCCTGGAGTCCGTCGTTCACCTGGTAGGCAAGTTTCGAAGAAATGCGCACGCCAGGGAAAAGGCTATCCCGCGAGGAGCCGCGAAGCAAAGGTTGTCGTCGGCGGTAAGGCTGCCGCGTAGCGCATTCCGCTCCTCGCGGAAACTCGAATCATTTTGCGGCGGTGCCGGGCGAAGACGCCTCGGTCTCCCGCGTGGGGCATCTCGTAGTGCAGCTTGTCGCCGTAGTTGTGCTCTTTGGCGAAGGGGACCAGGTTGCCGGTGCCCAGTGGTCCATCCCAGACGCGCTCGACTCGCTTGGTGCGCACGCGGAAGAAAAGGAACAGCGTGCCGTTCTCGACGAAGCGGCCGACCTTCAGCTTCTTGAATTCGCGGACTTCCGAGCGCAGGCGAACTTCCGCCGGCTTTTCGAGGCGGTAGTTTTGCCCAGTGTAGAAGCAGGGGACCAGATCGGTTGCAGCCATGATGTTTTGGTTGGAGGCGCACTTCTTCCCCGTGAAGGGAATGTGCTTTCTTTGGCGCTCGACTCCGCGCCGACGAGGCATCCACTCGCCGAAGTGCCGAGACCTGGCGGTCTGATGGGGAAGTTAGCGGGTTTTGGGGGTGTTTGTCAGGTTACGAACGTGTAGTGGCCCGCGGAATTGGGCTTTTCATCTACGATTCGTGGACGTCGAGCGAGGCCACTCCGGGTCCCTGCCCGCCATCGGTGTGCGCCTTTTCCGTCTCGGAGGGCTTCGGCGGCGTGATTGGGGTTTGCGAGGGGGACCGGAAC